GATAGCTTCTGCTAACGTAGACAACGTGTGGAAGTCACCTGCATACATCTCAACTAAACCTGTACCGTAATCTTTATTTCGGGCTAATGCCCAAGTTAATGGTAGCCACGGTAAGTCGTCTTCTTTATAATGCCCAACTTTTAAATGACATGAGCATAAATCTTCTAGCTCTTGCCAAACTACGAAATGGTCTTTGCCCACTCGTTGGATACCTGTGAATATAGTTACTTCTGCATCTTCAAGAATGTTTTGTTCTGCTGCAATCATGGCCAACTCATCACTCAATGCGGATACTGCTTTAGTCTCCTGAATGATTATCTTAACTGTGTTGCCACGTAGGTCACGCTCTATTACATAATCACGTAAAGAGTAAGCTTGCATACCACCATCATCTGGCATATACATTAAAGCATTACCTGTGATTATCAACTGTAGGATACAATCCGTCATAGTCACACGAGCGTTGATTTTCTCTAGCTCTCGCATTGAACCACGTTCGCTGGCTGCTAATGCCTCTTGGATGTCTGCTGTGTCTAGTCCCACGTTTTCTGATAATACTTCTTCCTTTTGTTCGTCTGTTAACGTTAGTCGAAAGAATGGTCTTGAAGGTTGAAACAATGCCATCATAATCTTGTTAGATAGGTTGTTTACTGCCTGTGCGCCCACTGATTGAAAGTCATTCTGAAACTCTTCATCGTTGCCTACGGAGTTGTCTGGAAATATAGTCGGCATTGTCCATCCAGCGTATCGCTCTGCTCTAGTAAGAACAGATTCGCGCATAGCTGACATCTTATGGAACTCGCCTTTAAGTAAGTAATCACCCGACAAATACTTCTCAGCATGTTTTTCTGAGTTCATTTTAAATCCTTATTGTCGAGCCAACTTCGCTCTCTATTTCTTCGTCATCAACTTCTAACGATATTTGTCCCATTGAGCCTACACCCTCGCCTTCTGTCTCTGCGAATACTTCAGATTTACGAGCTTGTATATCTGCTTCAACGGCATCTTCTTTTGCTTGTTTTGCTGCTTTCTTTGATGCTTTTGCTTGTAGCATAGAACTACCTATACTAAACACCGCTGATGCGGCTACTGCCGTGACTATCCAAGCGATAAGTCACCTCCTACGTGCTTCCACGTGACTCTGTTAATTATGTTATCTACTGATTGTCTACATACACCAAATAGTTTAGCTATCTTTACATTTGGTATATAACTAGTTAATTCTCTCATCTGTTTTACATCCTGTTCTGATAATATACCGTTTTTAGCTTCTCCGCGAACTTGTCTTGACTTACTTACTTTGTCCGCCATGTTATCTGCTTGAGTGCCTTGTTGGAGATGTTTGGGATTTACACAACTTGGGTTGTCGCAAGTATGTAATACAACACTACCTCTCTTTAGGTCTGCACTGACTAAATCATACGCTTTCCTATGTGCTTTGTGTCGTAGTTGTCCTTCACGAACATGCCCGTACCCATCTCTATCTAATGCACCACTCCAAGGAACACACTCTTGTATGTTGTACTGTACGCACAACTCAGTTATGTGTGTCAATTCTTGTAGTTGGTTCATACTGTTTCTCCAATTGTTTGTCGAGGGTTTCATAGTCAGGAGCAATAAACTCTTGGCGTATATCATCTTCGTTTGTTAGTTCTGTTGCTATGAACTCAGTCCACACTGTTTCTGTAATTGCGTACCCTGCTCGCTTAACACCTGCTTTAGATATAAACGTAGCAGGAGCATCTATAATCTTTTCACCATCTTCAGTGACTATCTTAATGCTCCCCTTGGATACTACATTGATTTGGTCCTTTAGATGTATCTCGCCTACAAGTGCAACACCTTCTGGTATTGTAATCTCTCTTGCGTACACACCACCGCAGAAATACTCTACTGCTGTTATCTCTACCTGTGGATGTTCCTTCATAACCTTTTCGAGAGCAAGTACCTTATCTCTACCTACTTTCTGTAAAGTAGTCATGATACTAACTTCTCCTTGATGTGTCTAATTACATCTTGTTGACCTGCTTGAAACATAATCTCATTCTGAGTCATGCTAGGTTTTACAGGTCTTACTTTAAATACTTGTTCTAGATAATCTATATCTCTCTGTACTAATCCCCTTGGGTCCTTAGTATGTGATAAATCATTTATACTCATTAGTTATCTTCTATAAGTGGGCTAACCGAAGAAATATTCGGCAGCCGTTATTTCGTGTATATCGTATGTACCTGTTGGTGGCATAGTATTTGTATCTATACCTAACTGGTTGGCCCAGTCTACTAGTGGGTCTGACGTAGTATATAAGTCTAAGAAGGCTATTCTAATCTTATCAAATAGTTTCTGTGTGTGTCCCGCATGTGTACCGAAGTCATCGTGTATCATAGCAAGGCATTCATCACCCATCTCATTGATTGTCATAACCATGTGCGTACTGTCGATAGAGTGTACAAAGTTTGGTGCTATACCATTCCGTTGGCCTACTCTATTAGGTGTTGCATCTTCAAAGTTCTGAAGCCACAAACGACACCCGCCATTTAGTTGTGTTCTTATTTCTATACTGTTTGTCTTCTGGTAATATTGGTATACTGGGAAACCGATTGGCGTTAACCAAGCTACAAAGTCCTTTGGTATACTCTTCTGTAACCAGCTCATAGCTCCTCTAGCAGCAATAACTACTTCTCCTATAGATTCCCATAAGATAGGTGTTAGGAATTTGGCCATCTCGAACTGTAGTTTGTCATCTAAGTCAAACTTTGTCCAATTCTCCAATACATATTCCATTATATACTGTCTAGCAGACTGCTGAGTCGCACCATAAGGTAGCGTCATTACAGGTCTTTTAGTACAATACCTATCGATACCTACTCGCAACCAGACTTTTGCATACGGGTGGTCCATACATCGAAGCTTTTCTGTAGTAACTGTAGCGACTTCACCGTAAATATCGGCTGGGGTGTCTGAGTTTGATAAGTTTGTTGCTTTAGCTCCAACACCGTCTCTTAGCATTGCTGAGAAATGTTGCAACCCATTACAACTGCCGTCAAGTCCCACTGGGATTCTGCCCACTGCCTTAACATTTCTTCCGTAGTCACAGTTTGCCCATTCGAAACAGAATGCTAGGAATTGGTATGGTTTGTCAGCACTGCCCCAGAAGTCTCTGTACCCAATTGGGTCGTTAACTGTACGTTTGATAAAGTCTTCTTGTGACTGAATCCACGTAACTCTGTCTGCGTAACTGCATTTGTCTTCGCCAAAAGTATTTGCTCCTTGTATAGCTAACCACTTAACACCCTCTGTACCTAGTACAACGTCCTTAGCAAAGCATAGTAAGCCTTTAGCGGTATCTGCACCCTGTGGCGACAGTCCTGCTGTAGCACAGTATATACGTCCTCTGAAGTCGCAGTTGTATGCGTAGTAAAACTCGTCCCACTCAGATAGTTCAAGGGCTAATTTACTAGTTCTAATGTAGGATAATACTTGGCCTTTGCGCTGGTTTTCTCTACCGTATGCCGCTTTGGCTATTTCTTTCCACATAGTAACTTCTTCGAGTTGTGCTTCGTTTAGATTCTCCTTCTTCAATTCCTTTAAGTGTTCAGGGAATGATGGTATCTCTATACGTTCACTTGATGGCATACCTATTGATAAATTCTTATCGTAGATTGTGCGCTGTACTTCTAATACTTCTTTGTTAATTTTCCAAGGTGTTTGTTGTAACTTGTTTAATGCCTCTCTATGTTGTACTGGGTCATGTTGGGATACGTAATTTCTAGCATCTCCTTTCTGAGCCTTTATCAACGGTAGTTGTGAGTTCATCTGGTGTGTGTAGTAGACTGAGTTTGTTAGGTTATCAGTCCAATCATTTGGTGGTATTTTAAGAGGTAGTAAGAAGGGGAACATAAATCCTCTCTCTTTCTCAAACTCTGCTGCCCAATCATCAAATGCTACTGTTGTCTCTAAATGGTATGTTGTCTTCTTAGCTGCACGTTTAAGGTCCATGAATAGGACATCATTAAATACATGTAAGATTGCTGTTAGTACACGTTGGCCAGCATGGGCTTTGTATAGCTGTGACCACTCATTCCAATCATAACCGAATTGGTTAAACTTCAGGTTCATAACTTTGTGCATGTGTGTGAAGTCAGTTATATTCTGTTGTGAAAATGATTTTTTCACCGTTCCATAATATTCTGGATTCTGTGCTTCAAACAGTTGGCATTTTAAATCAGACTCTAATCGAGTACCAATATTCATACATACGTTTATTATCTTATTATTCTTACGTTCTTGTACAGCACCTATTACTACACGTAAACCAATGTAAGCTATCTTGAGATAGTCTTCGTCCATTGCTACTTGTTTGAGTAGTGCGTTGTACTTATTTGCTCTACCAGCACCTCTAGTGTTGGCCATAGTTTCTAATCGGGTTGCTACATCCTGTAGTCGATTCTTTAATAAATAAGAGCCGACATCAGTTTGGTCCGATTGGCCAGAGTCGCGTAAGCGGTCTTGGTTTGCATAATACCGCTCCGTTCCTCTTTCTAGACATTCTCTTTCCCAAGCTATTTGGTCGGCTATATTCATGTTACACCTTATTCTTAGCCCTAACTGCACGAGCTTTCTTGTTACGTGCTAATCGCTTTTCATCTTCAGTCTTGTGGCTTGGATGTAAGTAATTGTATTTAGGTGTCTTGTGTTCATCCAAGTACTTACCTAACCCTATTACATATTTCTCAGCCGATATACCGGTATGCCCTCTCTGTGCTAATTTCTTAACACGGCCCTCTATGCCATTACACGAGTTGTGTAAGGCCCCTCGTATGTATCCTTTAGTGTGACAATGGTCTAGCACAGCTACATCACGTTGGGTGAATGGGTGTCCACATATGGCGCACTTACCGCCCTGTTTCTTTACGACTTGAGAGAGCACACCGGAGACCTGTGTGGTCTTTAGTCTGGTGACTGACATTACAAAGCTTTTAACGTTTGTTTAGTTTTAAGCATCTTCTTAATTTCGTCTTGAGTTGGTCCCAAGGCTGCATTATCAAAGCCTAGACGCTTCATTGTTTGTTTAACATACTGCTTAGGTACACCACGTGCCATTAAATATGCGTGTAAGTGTTTCCTGTTAGTACGTCTACAAGTTGTACCTGTCTCAATATGGTCAAAGGTAACTGAACCTTTAGTACCATCTGGTAATTCTTCTGTCTCGTTGACTGCTACTATGAATTTGATAAGTCACTCTCCTTTAATTGTATTTTTGCTAAACGTTTGTATTCTTCTAGGCGTTGTGTCTGACTTGAGCTGAATACAGCTATCATTCCAGACTCGGTTAAGAAGTCCAATACATCATCTAATTTCTTAGTTCTACGCATCCATAACAAGAACGCTTGTTCTATTAACATCTCTAATGCGTTACCTTCCTTGTAATACTCAATATAGGCTTCTCGTACTCTTGTACAAGCATCTCTATCAGAAGTGACACCCTTGAGTATAGCATAGGATTTAGCTTCACCACAAGGTTGTGAGGCACGTTTAGCGTTTATCTTCTTAGTTGGTAAATATCTGTTAAGTAACTTACCTGAAAGTTGTGGTAATCCAGCAATGTTATCTGCACCATCACCATGTAATAGTTGATGCCAGAACCAGCTAGTACCTCTACCAACTAATTTAGGTTTAACATTACCTACTTCTTTCCATTCAGTTTTACCATAACCTTTTACTTCGTATATGTCTCCTGTCTTCTGCTCACAATGTAAGCCTTCTGACATCCATAAGTCTTTATCACCAGACATGATAACTGAGCTTTTTAAACCAAACTCTGCTATGCGTTCTAGTTGCATTATTGTTAGTGAATCATCAGCCTCTTGTAGCACGTTTGCTATAGGTGTGGCTATGTCTGTGTTGTAATTTGCTAAGAAGTTACGTAGTGCCGATACTCTGGCTGTCTTCTCAGGGTCAATTGATTTGTTTCGCTTCTCTTGATAAGGTTTGACAGTAGCCATTTGATTACGACCACCTTTCATACCAAGGGTAATGTGTACGTTGACGAACTCTGCACCTGCTGTAAGTCTGCAAGTCTCTATCAATTTCTTTAATTGTATTATGTTTTCTTGTAGTGATTTGTCTAACCACGAGCATTCGTAACAACCGAAATCAGCGTCCAACTGTAGTACACGCCCTTTTACGAACGTGTTTAACAGGGAACCTGACTCGGCAGCTTGTGATGCAATAGCTGCTAAGTCCATGAGTATTCCTTAAAAGTCTACTTCGTCATTTGATTGTACTGTTTCTGCTGGCATCTCTGGTGCTTCATCTAAATCGATGTCGTCAGGTGCTACCACTTGCTTAGTACGTGAGTCTTCCCAATCTAATCCAGCCATGATTTTCTCTTGGTCCCAATTCATAGATTCTTCAGTCTCGTTATCTTTACCAGCATTCTTGACGTAAGTTCTATCGTTATGGATAGATTCCCACATAGCCACAACCTGTGCGTCTGATACTGATTCGTTTTCCCATAAGAATAAACGAACTGCACCCATCAACTCTGGTACTGTGATGTTTACTAAGTCACCTTCATCGTTCTCACGTTGAGGAGTGTCGTAGTTCTCTAGGTTTACATAAGTCTTTGCATCTGCACCTGTCCCGACTACGTTGTGTACTACCTTAGCTTTGAATGGCTTACCAATCAAGTCTACGAAAGTCTGAGCTGAACCACCTGTGGCTGTGTTGATTTGCTTGAATAATTTCTTATAGTTAGATGTAGCTTTAACACCTTTGTTGAAGAAGATTTTAACTTCATGAGGTACTAATTTGTCACCCATCTCTTGAATGTGCTTCTTGTGTAACAATTCGATGATAAGGTAACCTTTCTTAGCTGGTTTGTAGCCTTTGGCTAAACCTGTTGCGTCTGGTGCATGGCGACCTAGCTCTACGTATTCACGGATACGTCCTAGTGCTGGTCCTTCTAC